TGAGCAATTAGTCTAGCAACAGCGTCGATGCTGGTGCTGTGACGATCTGCTACCATAAAAATTTCAAGACCGTTGCTTTTGAATTGAAACAAACGAGCTATAGAACCTAGTGCATCGGAAATCTTTGCTGCGGCTGCGTCTGAAGCTGCTACTGCTAGTCCTGATCCATTTAGAACTACTTTGTAGAATGTTAATTCGGATGTGTATTGAATTGTACCGCGAGCTACTGCTGTTGGATTTGTTCTTGTGAATGTTGCCATGATATGTTCTCCTTAAATCAATAGTCCCGCTCCGGGACTGGCATATTATTTAGTCAGATTGGAAAAAACCGTGGTCTTAGACCTGTTAATCGGCTCGAAACGGAGTCCAGCGATCACGTGGCACTAATTTTGAACCGCCTGCAACATAGCCTTCACCACCGGGCTTACCACCTGTAGTTTGTTCTATGTCGCCGCCTGATGCATCTAGCTCACGAATTACTTCGTCTTTGGCCGCCATGATCTCACGCACTAGTTCAAACATCACATCCATGACTCCGGGGTGCAGTTCGCTGTGTGCCGCTATCTTGGCAGCTTTGGCAGGAGTCTTTTGCTCAAAGGCCATAAAAGCTTCTGTGTTGATATTGTCCAGTTGTTTTGTTTTCGATTGGTTATTTACAAAAGTGTAAATTTCACTCTGCAGATAGCCCATACCAGCAACAGGAGCTAACAATTTATCAATGGCCTGTTGATTTTTAGCCAGTGCTTCAATAGCAGCAATATTGTCTGCACCAACAGCTGGTCTATAGCTAACACTAGTCAGTCCAAATATTTTTAATTCTGGATTGCCACTGAACTGATCAGGATTATCAAAGTCCTCACCTGTCTTGTCTCCAAAGTAACCAAACACCTTGTGAGCTGCCACTGCTATCTTGGCCTTGGCCAATGCTCGACCAATTTCACTAGTGCCTGCAACAGAATAAGTTGTTTGATTGGGAGTAAATGTAATTTTGCCGTTGGCGCCGGCATATGGTTTGCCAGGGTGGAATAGAATGTCTCCGTAGACATAGCCACGGAATTCTGCAGGTGTTGCACGTTCAAATATGGGCCACAGTGCTGCCATATCTCCTGCAAACTTCTCACGCCAATCTTCGCCCTTGCCACGACTCATGATAAACTGTTGGAGTTCTTCTGGACTGGAACTTTTGCCTTCTTCACGACCCCAATTGTTTTTGCCCACCAGTCGGAAGGAGCCGTCATCTTCACGTCCCCAATACACTGTGGGATTGCCGTCCCACTTGATTGTGATACTGGTTTCGGGACTGGCTAGGTCTTTTAGTATCTTGATGGCCTTGTTAGCACCATTGGCTTCTGTAAACACAAGATCTTCTAGATGGTTGAACTCACGCCCCACTTTCTTGGCGGGAGGTGCTGCTTCGGCTTCACGTAAAAATTCAAATGCTCTCATTTCACTCGTTCCATCATCTTGCGGAACCAAGAGGGTGTTCCTGTTTGCGCACTTTCAAACGAAATAACATTTTCCGGTAAACTAATACCTTGTTTGCCCAGTGTTTCTCTTGCACTTGCAACTAGTTCTTCATAGTTAGGCAGTTTCTTGATGTAGTTGAGAATTGCGTCAACTGATTTAATATCTTTGACTGTGGCAGTTTGCCCTAGTAACACTTTGGCAATTTGATTCCAGTCGTTGCCGTTGGGCAATAGTTCGTCAGTGGTAGCATTCAGTATGCCGTGCTTGGGGCTGTACTTGATACCGCGGGCACGAGCAATTGAGCTTAATAGGATATGACGGTGCTCACCCCTATATTCACCTTGCCCACCAATCATTGAGCCTTGTTGAAATTTAGGATTGGCTGAAAACATAAAATCTGCTTGTACAAATCCATTGTCTGGACTGCCTTTGATAGGCACCTTCCAGTGTACATTGTCTCCGCTTAATTTAATATTCTCTTTACCAAACTGTGAAATCAATTTGTCAGCGAATGATTTCTTATCTACTTCGTTGGCATCTACTGATAGGTCTAGATCACCACTGCTGTTCTTTTCAAATGTGCCATCTGGATCTTCTTTGCGGCCTGTGGTACCTAGCCATTTAACCGGCTTCTTGTCATCAAGATGCTTTTCTTTGGTAAAGTCAAGGCCTGTGATTTTTTCGATGTAAAGGATAGTTTCCTCTACGTCTCCTGTGGCAATACGTTGTGTTAGCGGTTGCTTTTCTGGGCCTTTGAATACGTTGCCGCCTTCTGACAGTTTACTGATCATTGCTTTCTTCCAATTTTTTCTTGAGTCTACGTGCTTCTGCTATTCTACGAACTCCACGTGTGAACTTTGCAGGGTCTTGCCCTTTGATTGCATTAACAAACCTACGTTCAAGTTCGTCTGCTGAAGCGGAATCATAATTTTTATGAATGCTTTCCAACAGATTAATAGCCGAATTGATGATGTTGGCAGCACGACTTTCTATCAACGAATCAGTGCTGCGCACATCGGCAATAGAATTCAGTTCCTGCAAAATCGATCTGGTTTGAAGCTTCATTGAAATGTTCCTATTGTGTATTTAACTCAATTGAGTTATAGTATAACTAAACACTAAATGGTTGTCAAGAGATTGACTTTTGTGCGGTCGCAACATATAATGACTAAATACTATCAGTAGAAACCATTAGTCTACAAAACACACAGGAAAACGAAATGAAATTCTTATCAGATCGAATGTCAGCTGTTATGGAACGTTTAAGTGAAATGTTTCCAGGATCCAGCTATCAAAGCCGCTTGGATACGTATCTAAGCACTAAAGGCATTACCGATGCCGCCCAGTTGGAAAACTACATCCGACAATTTAATTCTCAAAAGGAAACTTATCTATGAAAACAATCACTAACGCAATCTGGTCATTTTTAGAAGCATTTGCACAAGCCCGTGCTGCCGCAAGCCTAGCACGAATGGGCGATATTGAAGGTGCTAAGGCAGTATACAAGTGATTACTACATTACTAATGTTGATGCGCTGGCAGAAAGAAGGATGGGAAGTACATCCTATCAATCTAGACTCTGAGTTCCACGGTTGGTTCTAACCGCTAAATATTGGCATGAAATTAGTGTACATACACGGTGCCAATGCCACCAGCGAAAGCTTCAATTATATCAAAAGTAAACTAGGCGAAGGCCTAGACCTTAACTATGATAGTCGCAATGGGTTTGAAAACAATCTAAAAGACATGCAGGTTGCACTAGATGGAAATACTGATCTAGTGTTTGTTGCTCATAGCCTAGGCGGCATTTACAGTTTACATCTAGCTAATAGTATGCCCCGTGCGGTGAAAGGTGCTGTTACATTAAGCACACCCTATGGTGGTGCTGAAGTAGCAGACTATGCTCAATACTTCTTGCCATTTAGCAGACTAATGCGTGACATTGGGCCTAGCTCGTGGGTTATGAAGCAGGCTAGCCGTATCAAGATACAGCATCCTTGGACCAATATTGTCACAGTAAAGGGTCAAAGCCCTTTTATGCATCAAGCCAATGATGGTGTAGTGACCATTGCCAGTCAACGACATCACGAAGATATGGAACTAGTAGAAGTAGATTATAATCACTATGAGGTTGTGCTCAGTGACGTAGTGGTTGAACTTATTAAGGAACGAGTAAACAAGTTCAAGAAATAAGTTGCTTTTAGATCATAGAGCATATATAATAGTACATAGAGAAAAAGAAGTATCTATGTAAACAGACATTACACACAGGAGATTATTATGTCACAATTCGAAACACCAAAGCTACCAGAAGTAAAATTCAACAAGAACGGATATGAAATCCGCACAGATATCTTGGCCATGGCCAAAGATATGATTCAATCAGAACATTCTACAAAGTTTCATGGTTGGGAAATGAGTGCTAAACGTGACGAGAAGACTGGTCAGATTGTTACTACAATTGGTATGCCAGAGTTTCCAGGACTAGATAAAGTTCTAGAAACAGCTGAAAAGATGTACGCCTTTGTCAATACTGGCGCTAAAAAATAAGCTATTAGCCGCATAGCGGTATTAAAATAAAAATAGTAAAAGAAAGGCACCTTCGGGTGCTTTTTCTTATGTGCGTAATTTGGCCAGTCTTAGGAATTTAAACAGGTTAAACCACATCCAACCTATGTCAAACTCAAACCAACGACGGCTAAGTCTGGGATTAGCAGGTTCGAGATGGTGATTGTTGTGTAGTTCTTCACCGCCAATTAGTATGCCCCAAGGCACTATGTTTGTGCTCTGATCTCTAGTGTCGCCATTTTTATAGCCCCACCAGTGACCAACACCGTTGATTACTCCGGCTGCCCAAAACGGAATCCATGCAAGTTGTATACCCCATACTAGTAAACCCCACGGCCCAAATAATACGAGATCTATGATCAACATTAAAAGAATGCCATAGAAGTTATATGGGGTATACAGTTTGCGCTCGATCCAATCGTTGGGAGTGCCCTTGCCATAACTGATCATGGTTTGAGTATTCTTGCCTTCTCGAACATAGTACATTACACCGCGACCCAATATGTTCCAAAAGCCATGTACGTGCGGTGAGTGCGGATCGCCTTCCACATCACTGAATCTATGATGCTTGCGATGTATGGCCACCCATTGACGAGTAATCATACCGGTGGTAAGCCATAACCAAAAGCGCATAAAATGACTTAGGATTGGGTGGAATTCAATTCCTTTGTGTGCCTGACTACGGTGTAAAAACAGAGTAACACATACTATTGTGATGTGTGTTAATATTAAAGTTGCGATTATTGTTATCATCTTTTACTTAGCCTGTTGACATTCTACTAAACTAGTGCTATAATGCAGTATGAAAAATAAACTTATACTTACAGACGCCGATGGTGTGATTTTAGATTGGGAATGGGCATTCTCAGTCTGGATGCAGGAACGAGGTTACACACTCACAGCAGATAACAAGAAAAGCTATTATCTGCATGATCACTACAATGAGCTAGAAGAACGGGATTCAAAGAAAGTTGTTAAAACTTTCAATGAATCTGCAGCCATTGGATTCCTTCCTGCACTGCGTGATTCAGCTCACTATGTTAAAAGACTGCACGAAGAGCACGGCTACGAATTCCGTGTTATCACTAGTTTGAGTCTAGACAAGAACGCAGGACGACTACGTGAAATGAATCTACGTAAACTATTTGGCAATGCCATTGAGTCAGTTATTTGTTTGGACACAGGTGCTGACAAAGATTCAGCATTGGAACCATACCGTGACAGTGGCATGTGGTGGGTTGAAGACAAGCCAGCCAATGCTGATGTTGGCTACAACTTGGGATTAAAAAGCGTTCTTATTGAACACGGACATAATATGCATCACGAATGCAACTATCCCGTGGTTAAGAACTGGCGTGAACTATACCAACTTATTTTAACCCAAGCAGGTTGAATAATGCAAGCTCTCTAGCATCTTCCTTGGCACTTAATGTAAGTTCTGCTGCACTTGGAGTCCAAGCGGTTGCACAAGCTGTTGCAAACACTGCGATGACAAATATAAACGATGTTAATTTCATGTTAATTCCTTTTGAATTGTTTGATAGCACTCTTAACCAAACTGTCAATGCTATTTATTAGTGGGGTATTGTCCTGTTGAGATTCTCTAATAGCTAACGGGATTTCAGTACAGCCCAGTACCACCGCTGTTGCTCCCCTTGCAATAAGACTATGAATAACAGTCATTAACATTGTGTGTGCTGCTTCAAATTGATTGGCTTTGATTAGATCAATCGCTGGTTGTACCAGCGTATCCATTTCTAGTTTGGTAGGCACAATACATTCCCATCCCAGTTTGTTTAGACGATACTGATACAATCCCAACTCAACGGTTGCCTGTGTGCCCATGACTCCAATTTTAGAATCAATTACGTTTACATCTCGTAGTGCATCTGCAACACTGTCAACAATGTGTACAATGTTGGCATGCCACGATGCTTGTTTTTCCATTTCTTTGAACCAAAGATGTGCAGTGTTGCAGGGTATAACAATTAGATTGCACCCTGCCAACACCAATCCTTGTATACCCGACAACAGGTAAGGTAATGGTTTGTTGTCGCCGTTACGCATACTGGTACTACGGTCTGGAACTGTGGTGTCGCTCCATAGGATGGTGGGAATATGGTCTTGATCTTTTGTCGCTGGAGTTTGTGCAACCAATCGTACCATAAACTCGGCCGAAGCCGCAGGCCCCATTCCACCCAGTACGCCTAGTCGTTTAATCATAATACAATCAATACAATTATTATGACTATGACAATAACTATGACACTAGGTAGTCTCATTTTTTATCAAACAAAATAGCAGATGCCACTGTTAAAGCAGTTTGCATTTCTTCAATGTCTTTTGGTTGTTCTTTCCAGCCTACACTTATTTGTCCAATGAATACTCCGGGCTCAGCAGGAACACTGATACGGCACATGTAGCTGACACCATAATCACGATAAACAAATCCAATAAAACTCTGCGGTTTGAGATAAGGACTACAGGGAATCTTACCTGACATCAATCCAATCACATCGTTGTTGTTGTCATAGTTTTTAGAGAATAAACCAACATTAAATCCATCGTGTGCTCGTTCTCTGCCAGCATCCCTAGTGGATAGAAATGCCACCTTGCGTGTGTTAGATAATGTGTTTACTTCTAATATTGCCACCATGTCTGCATTGGCCTGAGAAAGTAAAAACTTATAAGCTTCTTCGTACTTGCCATTCATCTTGGGCATGGCCTGTTGAGCACGATAACTTGCTAAAAAAGCATCTTTTTCACTGTAGACTATCCATCCACCGAATCCCAAAAAGCAAAGTAGGATAACGGTGAACAGTCTAAACGGACTTTCGCCTATGAACTTTAACAGTTCAAGCAGTAGCTCTTTCAGTTTGTCCATCGTCTACTTCCTTGTCACATACGAATGCTGTCACTGCTACATTCCCGTGTACATGGCTTGCAGTACGAATCATATCCATTAGTGGATCAACAGCAATCAACAGTACCAATACTGCTTCGCTTGGAAGTTTTAACAAGTCACAAACCACTGCCACTGTGGCCACTGTAAGAATACCTGTTGTACCTGCTGATGCTAGACCAGCTAAAATGCTGCCAAATAACACAACCAACAAACCAGTAACTCCCATTGGAGCGCCATATATGTTGGCAATAAACACTGTGGCAATTGCGTAATAAACAATACTGCCAATGCGGTTAACTGTGAAACTTAGTGGCACAGTTAGTTCTACACCAGTTCTATCAAACTTTAATTTGTGCAATGCTTCCTGTGCATAAGGAATACAGGCTAATGAACTGCGTGAACTAACAGCGACAATTAGCGTTTCTTTGGTTTCTTTGATCACAGTCATTAGGCTTAGGCCCGAACGTTGCCAAATAACAATAGTACCAGCTATGATAACTAGTAATCCACCAATGGCCTGTTGCATAATAAACTCAACCATGGTCAAGAAAATGCCAACGCCTACCTTGCCAACTTGGCTGCTGATCATTGCCAATAATGCAAACGGTAGGAAATAATTTAAGAACTTGAAGATACTGATACTGGCCTGTTGAACGCTTTTCAACACATCGACCAGCATTTCCTGCCCTGTGCTTTTGATGTTGCCTAGGGCGACGCCAAATATCAAACAGAAGATAACAATCTTTAAACTTTCGCCAGCAGCCAATGTATTAAAGATATTTTCTGGAATAAACTTCTGTGCCATTTGCATTGGATCAACGTGCGGTGCCTTGGGCATAGGTTCTACTAATGTGATGTTGAGATCGCTGCCAGATTCTTTGTCGTTGACAATTGCACCAAGTTGTGCCTGTTTTGCAGGAGTCATTTCACTACCAGTCAGTGCAACAGTACCAACGCCAATAACTGCCGCAAGGAACATACTGCCAACAAAGCCTATGATAATTTTACGTATCATTGAGGCACTGCCTTCTTTTTGCAGTAGACTGATAACACCAACCAAAATAGTTGCTAACAAAAATGGTATCACTACAACTTTGAGCAAGCTGATGTAAATACCCCCAACACTTTCAAAGTTCATACTTTGTGCAGGTGCATATACTCCTGCCAACACTCCGATTATGATTGACCCTAAAATAGTCCAAGGACTAGAGAGAAATGATTTTAAATTAAAGCTCATGATGTTTCCTAATTATTTCTTTACAGGAGCCGGAGTCTTTTTCTCAGCCTTGTATCGATCCATTAACTTCTTGGTGTCAATGTTGCTGTACTCATTTCTAATAACATAGTTAACTATGCTGAGTAGTTGTGGTGCGTTAATATTTGCAGCCACAGCAATGTTGTCAATTGAGTCAGAAATGGTCACTGTTTTGGTAGTGATTGCTGCCTCAGGCTTTTCAAATGATATTTTCTTGATTTCAAACTCATCTCTATAGCCAGCTGCAATTGCGCCGTTGGTCACATTGTTGATGATTGTGTCCCAACTTTCTTCCGGAGTATACACAGCTTTGGGGAAATTTGTTCGGGCAAATGTATCATAACTGCTGTTCTTGATAAATGATATTTTACCGTTAAATGTTCTAAGCACTTCATGCACTTCTCGACCTTGTGAATTTTGACTCAACCAAAGACGATTAATAATCATTGCTTGTTTAAGTTTGATATAGGGATCACTAAAGCGAACTGTGAGCAGTCTCGGGCCAGTAATTGACAGCTTGCTCACAGCAAGATCTGCACGACCGTCACGCACCTGTTCAACAACTTCGGCGAAGCTTTCTGCATCGCGTCTAAACTCAACAGGAACTCCGATCATAACACCAATTCGTCGGCCAATTTCAACGTCAAGTCCTCGAATATCGGCACCTTCACCACTAAAGAATGGAGGAACGTCTTTCTTAGTCATAGCAATGATCAAGACGTTTTTCTTCTTGATTGCGGCAATGTCTGGGGGCAGTGGTATTGTTGAAGTGGGTAGCTGTGCGTAAACAACTGACG